CGTCCTTTAACTGCAACTGATCACCCGCTGATACCTGAAACATTGCCGTATCAATAAGGCCGTCCAGATATTCCGGCGTCGTATCGCTGACATCCGCCTTTAATTTATTGGGCGAATTCTCGGTCGGTAGAACACCGGCCGCTGAAGGCACGCTTGCTAGACCGGTCAGTGCCGTACCGCTCACCTTACTGGCCGAGGTTATCTGCGCCAGCTTCGTATCCTCAATACCGGCACCCGGGGCCACCTTGTCGTTGGTGATCTGAAGCGCGGGATCCGTCAACAGCTCCAACGCCTCCCAGTTGGCCCGGCAAGCCGGAGGAAAATTGATCAACAGCATGTCGTTTTCCGGTTTAGTCTTGTCCCAAGCCATCGCCCACCTCTCTTTTCTGGTACGCCTCGGCAACCGCGTTCATATCGTGAAGCTCGATACCCTGCTCGCGTAACATCTGGATCCAGCAGACATCATGAAGCGTTATCTGCCGGGCGTAGTTTTCGGCCTGCTCGGCGCAGGTAAAAACAATCGGTTTCCTTTTCGGCATGCGCAAAATGATGTCGCCCCTGACCGCCACATACGCCATGTCGTCCGGTATTTCTTTCTTACATTTACTGCAAATCAACTTGTCCATCGCTCACTCCTTCCGACAGGTCTGCGTGCTTAATGAATTTCTGCAACAAACCGTTCAGCGTCGTTTTACTAAACGCCGCGTCTTTAATTCCGACACTCTTCACCCGGCTGATCACGCCGCCGTCATTGACCTTGTATAAAATGACGCCGTTCAAGAACTCGCCGTTCTCGAACTCGATAACCACCTTATATGGAATCAATCCCTTTGCCATCGAACATCCCTCCTCAAATCCCGTGGCTGTGCCAATCAAACAAACCGGCCTGCACCGCGCCCTGGGCGTCGAATAATTTCACCGTAAAACCGGTGATACTTTTTCCGACAAACTGCGAATAAATCCCGTTGCCGCTTCTGATCTCAATATGGACGCTCGGTTCCTCGTGATAAGTTTTCCCGAAGAAGACTTCTCTGCCCTCGGCGGCCAAAATAACCTCGTCACCGCCGTAATCGTCCACGTCCGGCAGATCGCCGAAATATTGAAGCGTCGAGCACGTAATATCGTCACCGGCATTCTCACGGTACAGCGTCATTTCGATCTGAAAATACCGGCAGTAATAGTCGCCGGGCTGGTAATCCTCCCAGTCCTTCCATGTGATATTGTCTTCCGATGTCCTGATACGAAACGCCGCCGCTCTCTGCGTCTCCTGCCCCGTAAAACGGTACGAAGGGCTGGTGTTGAACTTCATAATGTCGTCGCTGTCGAACCTCCTGCCCAGCGAAGTCGAAACGATCACATCGATCCCGATATACGCGCTCGCTACATATCCGAAATCCCTGACCGGCGTCGTATACGTCCCGGACATAACACCGTCCGTGATCACGATGGAATCCCCGCTCTGTTCTGTGTTGTTTTTCACTCCCTCCCACAAGGGATGTTCCTGATACTCCGCGATGATATTCCTGAACGGAATTTCCGTGATCGTCACAACCGCTTCTTTGGCGTTAACGGAATAATTGTCGGACGTATCGATCGCCTTGATCCAATAACTCTGGCCGACCCCGCGTTTGACATCCTTGGTCAGATAATGCGTTCCCTGCTGAAGTGTAATGAACTCGCCGCTGTCCCAATCAAGACCGCGCCGGATCTCGTATCCCCAGACATCCACATCCGAAATCGGCGTCCAGCCGAAATACAGCATGTCGCGGTTTCGGTTAACCAGAAACGAAGGCACATCCGAAGGCGGGGCAGATTTTCCAACAACCGTGATCTCGCTTTCCGGAGCAGTGACAAGCGCGCTTTCCTCATTGAGAGAATCAAGCGACGTGACCCTGACTTTGTAGGTCTGATGATCGACGATATCCCCTATGATGCGGAAATTCGTTCCGGAAGTTTCGCCGCGGTCGCGCCAGCTTTTCCCGTCGTCGTCACTGATATAGATCTTTGCCTTGGCGTATGATTTGACGAAATGATCCACGTAAGCCGGGCGGTCGAACCAGACATCGATCGCGTTCTCAATCGTGCCGTCTGTCTTCTTGACCAGCGATTCGGTCAACGCAAGGTTGCTGACTGCCGGTATCTCACTCGATAAAGACGAATAGTTATTCTGCGGAAGAATAATGTCCGAATCGTCATAAACCGCTTCGTTATATTCCAACGCGGATATCTGAACCTCGCTTTTGCCCTCTCGCTGGATTGCCACCACCCGGAAATCCTTTTTGACCTTGCTTGTTTCACCTATCGCAAAAACATCGAAAGCCTCCGGATCCTGCGGGAACGCTTCGCATGAAACCTCCGTATGCGTTCCGGTCGGCGAGGTGATAAGCCGCTCCTCAATCGTATCGTCCGCAAAACGAACCTGAATTTTGTAGGACTTGCCGTCCTCGATAACCAGCTCACGGTCTAATTTGACAAGCACAGCGGTACTGCCGTCCTGAACCCGGCCGGAAAAACCCCACTGCGGAACATCGTGCGATATCGAAATCACGTCCCCGGCCTGACAGGCGATCGCGTCTATGCCTGCCTTAAAGGTCACCGACCGATTGATATACCGCGCCACTTTTAACGCATACCGCGCCGCGCGAATCGCGTAACTTGCACCGGTCGTAAAAAACCGGATCTGACTTTTACGCATCGGCTCGCCCGCCGAGAGCGATTCCTCATCGATATAAGCGATCGTTTCCTGCTGATAGTTTTTCTCTCTATCGGTAAACTGAACCTCGATCACGTTCGGCACTTCTTTCATCGTCTTCCAGCTTTGCGCGAAGGAATCCTTGACGATATTGCCCATACCGAATAACTGAGTTGGATTCGTGATCTTGTCGATCTTGAATGCAATCCCGCCCGCGCTGTAGACCGGCATGGCATTGAACACGGCGCATAATTGAATCAGAACATCGAGCGCCCTATTGTTGCTGTCGATAACCACATCCAGCCGGAACCGTTTCTCATACCCGCCCTGACCGTCCGGAACCTTTTCCTCGCAGTATTGCGACATTTCCAAAAGCGAGGCGTTATCGAGGTTCGCGGAGGAAATAAACTCACCCAAGCCGTAACGATTACTGATAATGAAGTCTCGCAGACACCAGACCGGATTCGCCGAATACCTCTGCGCGAACGAGACCCCGTCCCACGAAAGCAACGTGTCGTCCGCAAGCAAACGGTAATCTGCCCCGTCCCAGTAATAATCGTCCCAGTCAACCGTATCCGCGCCGTTTCTGACATCCGGCACGGAAACTTTCCTGCCCTTTACGATCGATGTGATATTCGGCATCGATCCGGAAAGCTGATCGGTAGCCAGAAGCTGAAGCCCTAAAAGCGCAGTGTTCGGATAACTCAAATCATCTGTCTTAAGCTCATCGATCTGAAATAACAAAAGATCACCCTGCTTTAACGGCTGAAGCGAACTGTCCTCGCTGGTGCGGGCGATGCGGATATCGTACTGTCCCGGCGTAAGACCGGCCTTGCGGAATACGCGCCTGACCGACGAACGCGACTGCGCCGAAATCGTCGTCTCGCCCAGATCAATATACGTCCCGGAAGAATGCTCTTTGTATTCGACCCGGTAGGTAACGCTCCAGCTCTGAATATCACCGGAGCTGGAATTCTGCTGATAGAGTCCGTTATTAAGCCGCAGGTGAATTTCAAACGCCTCCACGTCCAGATCGACAGTGGTGTAAATGTAAGGATTGTTTTGCGTAAGGTTGGCGCTGACCGGATAAATATTGTGCAGGTCCTCGAAATTCGGGATCATGCTCTGGTAATTCGTGCCGAAACGCTTGCTGACCGTGACACCTTCGAAGTTATCGATCGGGTTATTGTTCAGCTCAATACTCTCCGCCGACTCGATCTCGCCTTCGCAAATTGCAAGAAGCACGTTCAGATAATGCTTGTCGCCGTCTTCCCACAAAAACTGGTTGATGATATTCCCGCCGACACGGTGCTCGCCGTAAACCACAGCAACCGGAACTCCTACCTCCTGAATCGTCTGTACGCCGTCCCAGCCGTACGTAGGCGATCCCTCATCGATGCCGCTTGACCCGAGGTTGAAATCCGGCATTTTGGGCTGGTTCATGTATTGATAAATCGAATAGCCCATGGAAAGCACAAAGAACGTAAACAAAAACGGATGCGCGACAGCGGCCGCCCAGACCGCCGATACGATAAACGAAATAACGGCTACCACCGGCGCTTTGACTTCCGGCGCGATCACGATCTCGTCGCCCTCTTCGATGCGCGAATCAAGATCCTCAATTCGCTTACCGGTCACGATGACGCGTTTGTCTTTGTAATCGAATCCGGAATTGTCGAGATAATCACGCACGGACTTGCTTCTGGAATACGTGAACTCCAGAACTGTAGCCTCTTCCGGCTTAAACGGATTGTCGATATTACGAACGGATATCATTTTTCAACCTATAAAAACCTTCTGTTTTTGTTTTCCATGCCGCATCATCGAGCCGCGACACCACGACGCCCTGCCTGCAACAGTGGATAAACCGCCGGTTGCCGATCACAATGCCCGCGTGATCAGCCACACGTTTGGAATTAACGAACAATACCGCGTCAAACGGCCGCGGCGCCTCGGTACGCTCCCAATCGTGACCGCAATACTCCTTGAAATAATCTTTACCGCTTAAACCCCACACCTTGCTGTATTCCAGATCCTCGATATCGAAGAGCCGGTACCCCAAATCGGCATACACGAACTTGAGAAGTCCCCAGCAGTCCAGTCCTTCTATCGTCCGGCCGCGGTGGCGATACGGTATCCCGAGATACTTTCCGATGACCGCCTTTTCTACATCACGTAGATCCGGCGCGACGGTACGGACGGAAACGCCCCGAACCGGTGATAATTCTCCAGTACCTTGCACCGCTGTTTGGTTTTGTTGCATGAAACCTCTCCTCCGATATACCCGCATTCGGCCGACTTGAACTTCCACGCGCAGTAATTGCGCGCGTACCTGCGAGCGGGCAGATCAACGCCCAACACATCGAACTTGCCGGTCAATGTGAACTCCACGCTTTTTTGATCCGCCGTATAGCTGTCGATATAAAAAACATCATCCATATGCGCGTCCGGATCTGCCAGCCGGTCGGCCCAGACCATACGAATCGTGACTTTCTTCCCGCGCAGATCAAATTGTTCCAGATAGAGCTGAATGAACCGCGATACATTCGCGAGCCGCACTTTGACCTGATCGATCTGCCCCTGATTGTTCTCGCCGATAAACTCGTGCGTGACCGGAAACTTCGAATACACCTCTCCCTGATACGTCACGTCCTGATCGAACCCCGCGACCCTCAAATCATTGATGGAGTCGTACTTTTCGAGGACGTATAAAAAGATGGGCGCGTTCTCCTGCTTCGATTTCTCGCTAATGAATGCGGGGCTGATATCTCTCGGCATTACTTCACCTCTATAAAATCGAACTCGAAGTCGTACACTTCATACGCCTTCATCGTAAATTTAAAGCTGTCGTCGGAAAACCTGACCGTGTATTCAGTGCCGTCATTGGGATTTGTCCATGAGAAGGACATAAACGCGCCGTATTTACCGGAAAAGAAATTCCGCACCAGCTCCATGTCGGCCTTCGTCCGATTGGAAAACCTGAGCCGCCATTTGCGTAGCGGAGCCGCCCACTTGCGCCTGCGCTGTTCAACACCGCTCTCAAACTCCGAAATAAGCGTCTTGTATTCCAGCGTCTCTTCGAAAACGAAATCCGGTAAATAGGCAAAATCGCTCATGCGTAACTCCTGATCACCGAACGAATCTTTCCATTGTTATAAATGTCATCGGCAATGGCATTCGACAGCATCTTGCGGTTGCGCCAGACATCCTGCGCGTCCCACGCCTGAATCACCTGGTTGACGTTGATCGTGACACCTCCCCCGCTTAACGACTCGCCGCTGTTAAGCGCGCGCAAGTTATCCGACCCGCCAATCGCCTGCATTCCCCTGCGGGAAAGCACGCCTTCGCCCGTTTGCGCGATGA